CGGTTAGTTTATTTGCTGATGTATATTCCCAAATTGCAGGAATAAGAGTATCAAGTGTGTCATCAAGATTTTCTGTCTCTGTTTCATTAGTCGCATATGGAACAAGTATTAATACTTTCCAATTAGATGCATAATCTGCATCATATTGATTTTCATATACAGTAATGAACTCAGTATCTGGTTCCATAATCGCACAAAGTGGATTTGGTCTTTCAGGTACATACTTGTAAACTTTTGAAATGCCGCCAAGAATGATGGCACTCTCAAGTTCACTTCTTACTTCTGCTAAATTCATCCGAATCTCACCATGTATCTGTTAAGTAAAGGATACACACCAACGAGAGGGTCTCTTGCCGTATTAATAGGCGCTGCATCATAAGTTGCATATTGAGCCACTCCCATTGGTGCGTTACGACGATGGAATAGTTCTGAACCTACTTCAAGATAGCAACGCTTCAACACACCAACAGGAACTTTGGTGGATGCAATATAGTTTGCAACCAAATCCTTTGCTGTGTCCCAGCATTCTTCAACATAAGCATCATCATTTGCAGATGCACCTACATATGCTTTCAAGTCTGTCCAGTCCATTGTCTTACTCCTTGTTAATTATTAGTAACCAGCAACTCCACCAAATCGTGTTGCAGCCAATGGTTCGCTTGCAGCAATTGCAAGATATCCATAAACTGAGAATGAATTGGTTAGTCCTGTGATTTCTTCGTCATTTAGACGGAATGGTGCACCAGCAGACTCATAACGAGTAATTGCTGCAGAGTTCATTGCGAACATTGCAAGCGGATTAAGTGCTGGATCCAATACAACTGGAAGACCAAGGATATTTCCTGTCAAACCAACTGGATTGATTGAACCAAATGTGTTCTGTGTTGCGCCAACATTTGAAAGAATTGGACGGTTAGAACCATCAACTGCTTTGGCAAGATTCTTGAATACAGTCTTACCAACAAGAAGAACTTCAAGTGCACGACCTGAATTCTCGTTAACTTCTGAAGCAGAATCTGCAAGAGCCTCAAGAATGTCATCAACATCCCATGAAGCAAGGCTTGTCTGGTTGAATGAATTTTGTGTAGCAGTAATCTTAGCAATCGCTGCTGCGTTTGTTGCTGCTGCATACTTAGCGACCATTGCACGGAATGCAGTGTCAACATAGTTGATGCTTGAGCGCTCTACAACCTGACGAGACATATCTGTGTAACCACCATATGTCTTGATTGGTGCGGTTGCTGATGTTAGAGTCAACTTACCGTAGTCAAGTGTATCGCCTTCAGCAGCCTGTTCTGCAACTGCTAGAGTGTTTGTATTTACTACTGGATATTCAATATTCATTCCGTCAGCAGGTAGTGCTGCAGATGATAGAACATTAAATGTAGGACGACCAGCGTCAAGAATACGAACAGTGTCAGATACCCAAGCATTCTTCATGATTGAATCTGCTGAGTCTGCGCCTGTAAATGTACGATGTAGTGCAAGAGCATCTTCGTTGCCTGCTGCTACACCCTTAACCCAAGCACCGTATGAACGGAACTGGGTTGTTGGAGTTGCTGGTGCTGCTGATGTTGCAAGAACATCTAGACGGCGCTCCAACTCCTCTGCATGATTACGAACTTCTTCAATTGCTGAAGTGTAATCAGGTGTTGTGTTTTCCATGGATATTTCCTCCTGATTGGTTTCTTCTCGGACTGAAAGTACTTCAGCCTTGTCGTAAGCAGGAAATGCCACTAAGGATACTTCCTTAAGGTCAACCTTTTTACGGATTATTGTTTTTTCTTTCTTTTCATCTATTACTGGGATGAATCCAACTGAGAATGAGCGGATTGCTCCATCCTTAACTAGGTTAAGTGTCTCATTTCCCAAAACTGTTTCTGAAATCTTTGCTTTAATTACAAGGCCTTCATCAGCCTCTTCCATTTCAGTTACACGACCAATAATTTCTTTGTGGTCTCTAAATAATTTAACATCAGCAGTTGTATCTACTGCGCCTTTTTCAAAACGCTCAGACCATCCACCACCAATATCAATTGTCTCATTGAAAGGAACAGCAATGCCAGAAACTTCACGCTTCTCAGCATCAGTTGCTCTTATTTCAAATGAGCGGGTAATTATTTCATTCATAGTCATTACTCCATTTTACGCCACAGGTTGATTGTCAACTGGGACATCAACTGCGACTGGTTGTTCTGTTATTTCTGACATTCCTTCCATCTCACGGACTTCTGGAACTGTCAAGAAATTATTTGTTAAGCCAATTGCATATGACTCATATCTTGTTTTTACATTTGGACGAAGGAACTCAGTTAGATTAAACTCTGCGTACTGTCCTCGTGGAAGAAGATCTGTAATCGCTTGCTGGATACGAACAATATATTGCTGTAAACCATCTTCATATAATTTTGCTCTGTCTTCGTTACCGTTTACATAAGTCATGCCTTGTCCTTCAATGCCTAGACCCAAATAAAGTGTTGGTACACCAAACATCATTGCGATTTGTCGTGTAATAAACTTTTGGTTTTCTAGGAATTGTGCTTGCTCTGGATTAAGTGCGATTGAATCATACTTAAGTCCAGATGAAAGGACTGCAATACTTCTTTCTTGCTGAGATGCAATGAATGCTTCTTTATTTTGTTTTGCTACATCTGCAGAAAGAAATTCTGATGTTGTTAATGTTCCTGTTGGAACTGCTGCTGTTCTAAACCAGTTATCTGAATAGTTATGTAAGTCTAGTGCAGAACGCAGTACTGATCTGTGTCTTTGTATTGGTCCCTCGCCAAGTAGTGATGTTGCATTTGGGCTGTGCCACAATTTGAGATGCTTAATATCTCTTGACGAATATCTCTTTGAACCATACAAGTAATAAATCTTTCCTGTCTCATCTGTTGAGACGCTTACATCTGTTGGATGCAAGTTTGTAATATTTACAATGCCTCTTTGTCCACGCTTTATTAACCAATAAGCATTTCCAAATGTAGCCATGTGAATTAATGTTGTGCCAAGCCATTCTGCTTGTGAAATTTGGTTTTCAATATCTGGTGTATCTAACCAAAGCGGTGTTGGTAATTGTTCGTTGCCTCTGTAAACACTTACAGGTATCTGCATGATTGCAGTTTCTAATACTGATGTGGCACGAGACACAGCAACGAGACTAAGTGCAGTAGTTGGTGTTACTCCAACTGCTTCTCTTGCTGGTGCAGTGTTTGCTACTCCACGATTTTCTGTATCAGGAACAAACGATGGCGTTAACTCATAACCAAGTCTGCTTACTAATCTGTCTCTAAATCCCATTGCGTTCTCCTCAATGAACCATCTGTTGCGGTTTGATTTGTGTTTCCACAAACCAGATGGCCAATACTGTTGCTACTGCTGCATCTATATCAGTTCCACTATCTTTACGGGCAATTCTCCAGGATTCTCCGCTATTTTTGCGTACTGCTCGTTGCATTTGTAGGGTAACTATCTCATCACGAGGATGAATTAATTGCCTCTTGATAATTCTACTATAAGTGTTGTTTGACGCAGATATTAAATCTTTATTGCTTGTCATTTGTACACGCAATCCCTTTTGCTTTAGGGCAGCACCCAAATCATCCAACACATTTCCATCCATAATGAAAGGCTTGCCATATTTTGCAAGGTCCAAACAGACTTTAATGACATTATCTATATCTGTATTATTTAATGATGCCACCAATTCTGTGGCTATCTTTCCATCTTCCTGCATCTGGGCAGTCACGATACTGACATATTCCCAGCCAGAGGTTCTCTCAATTGCAAACACTTCAGGGTTTGTAGGTCGTCCTTCAAGGCATTGAGACCAGGCTCCAACAGGGATCCAAGCGTTCATGGATGAGACAAACTGGTTTAAACGGTATCTTCTAGCGTCTGGTTCAGGCATTGTGGCTAATTCGTTCTTGACTGACTCCCAGTTTAGGATTCCTGATGCTAATTGAGGGTTTGCCATACGAACGGCTTCCTCATCGTCAAGCGCACAGCCCTTTGGTGCTTCCCAGCAGAAGAATCCAAATCTCTCAAGGTCTTCTTGACCCTGGATGGCTGCCATTCCTCTTTCGTATAAATGTTTGAGCAGATTTGATGTGTCATCGCCAGCAGTTGTAATTCCAATCGTTAGGCCATCTGTGCGGGTAGCAGAACCAAGGCTCATAGCAGTCCACACATCTTCTTTGGCCACATGCAACTCATCAAATATAACCATAGATGGATGTAGGCCTTGAGCAGTTGCTACATTACTTCCAATAACCTTATACATTCCTGTACCATCTTTAGTCCAAAGTCCTCTATGTTCCGTGGATTTACTAAAGAAATGTGCAAGCAATTCACTTGAATCTACCTGGTGTTTTAGCCTTCTATAAACGATTTTAGCCTGATCAGCAGAAGCAGCAACAGAGATAACTTCAGGTGCAGGCTCATGCAGAAGCATACCGTAAAGGGCAAATAAGGCCCCTAGGAGGCTCTTTCCGTTCTTCCTGGGCATAGATATCACTACCTGCTTATAACGCAGCCTACCAGCCTTAGAAGGGTCAGGATAGGTATCTGGATAGCGCTCTAATACCCTATTGATTAAATCCTTTTGCCAGTCAGTTAATACCAGGATTTCATCGTTCTTCTCAGGTAATCGCCATAAGGTTTGTGCGATATTAATTACCTTATTGCCATCACTAGGATAATTGTCTGAAAGTGGCAGGGTAAAGTAAGTAGGAAGCCAATTAGCCATTAGCAATAGCAGCCAACATATCTGCTGGAGACATTTCTGTAGCCTTGCGGTTATTGAGCAAACCTAGATTGCCAAGTAAGGCGATTAGGATTGGTGCATTCTGATGGCGTTTCTCAGGAAAGGCATCTATGGTTTCTGCCAATAGGACTGCTTGTTTGGCTGCTCCTAAATCTTCCTCAGATAGCCATGTAGCCTTGGATATGGATAATCTCACAGATTCGGCTAGGCTCATATCTAGGTTTAGTGGTTCGTGTATTGCGGATATATCTCTTAGACCTCTAGGGCCTTGGTGGATACCTGTTCTCATGTTGCTCCTTTTACTATTTTATATTTCTGGTTTCTATTATACCCTATCAGGGTGAATTTTTTAAAAATAAAAAAACCGAATTATTTTATTTATTTCAAACCTTCAAACCTTCAAACCTTCAAACCTTCATATCCGCATATCCGCCATATGCCAGGTATAGGGTTTGTTATGCCAATAGGGATTATGGGTATCCTTTTCTATTCCCGCTTTTTTTGGCGGCTATTGACAAACCTTCATATCTGTGGTATGAGGATATGCTGCGTATCTGCGTATCAAGGTTTGAGATGGTTTGTCTCACTATTTGGACAGGCCCTAGAAAGGCCGCTCTTCTAAGAGTATCCAAACCTTCATACCCACATATGTCCAAACCTATGAGACTCACGAATACCTCTTATTCCAATAGTTCAATCGCTTCATTGTTTGATTACCTCTACCGCTATTACATTTCTTACAGCATGGTAGTAGATTGGATACTTCATTTGTACCGCCAAGGCTTACAGGAAGTATATGATCAGCCTCATTTGCTGGATTACCACAGTAATGGCATGTCCAGTTATTAGCGTCTAGGACTATCTTACGGTTCTTCTTATATTCCGCCGTAGCATAGGGACTACCCATCAGTGAACCCATCCGATAACTCTTCCCAATTCACAGCATCTTCCATATCCACATCCATGTTGTTCACAGTACCAAATGTCCTTGGCTCCCTCTTCAGCAGCCTCTCTGTTCTTGCCCATACCTCTGGATAATCCTCCCATGAGAATGCCAAACCACCTATGTTAACTAGGTCTAGCAAATGACTAGCACAACACCAACCCCAATCATGGTGATAATAGTAGGCTGATTGGGTACATCTTTCACATACCCTTGGCCTTTGGGTGGTTTTGTATTTGCCAAGGTAATAGAATGGATTGTTTGAATACCCATATTTGGGATGACTTGTCATATCCTATCTATTATATCAGCAACAGCCTTATTTATTGTTCCTCTATCAAATTGATTAGGTTCTCTTTCATGGGCGAGGGTAAATATAGAAGCGTAACCTTTGTAAAGTCTATCTTCTACTGTTCTTCTTATAGCCTTATTATTTTGCTTATCATCCAGCACATAATATTTATGTTCCCAGATATCATATAGCCGTTCTTTCTTTGGTCTGCCTCGTTTAGCCATTATATTTCTCCAGATATGCCTTAATCTTATCCAGCAAAGGATTATCGTCTCTCATTAGTTGTCTTTCATATTTGCCAACGAGTAGATTACATCTATTGCAGATAACTCCTCTTACACATTTACCACAAGTCTTTTCTGTTGAACAACAGTTATGGTCATGATCTATGGTTAGATTGGCTTTTGGTTTAATCCCGCAAATTTCGCACCCATTTTTTGAGCGTTTGATATATTCCTCAATGCTAAATTTATATCTGCGCTTTAACATATATTCTTTGGTGTGATGTGGCTTACCATTGAAGTAATAAATTCCATCTTTATTAGGATTGTTTAATCTTTCAATTGTGCCATTTCTGTCTAATCTTGAGTAATGAGTTCTACACAAACCTTTGGCATAATGATGTTTCTCACATTCTGGGACTGTACATGGCTTTTTATTACCACCACGATGAGATTTTACAGATTGACCAACCCTGCAATATTTACAATAATAGTCATAACCATCTGGCTGTGAATGTCTTTTAATAGTTTTGTCATTAATTTTATAGAATTGATCAGTTGTCTTTGTTTCTTTACATTTTGTGCATTGTTTAGTATTCATGTATCTAGTATATCACAACACAAAAACTTGTCAACTAAGCAAAAAGCACCAGGAAAGAGATGTGAACCTGGTGCCTTGCTATATACTATATACTATATATAAGATAGTTTTTAAAACTATTGGGATATCTTTCTTTCTTATATATATATTAAGTATACACCAATTTCCCTTGGCTTGCAACTAAAATAGCCTTTTTCTTTATAACTCTTTTATAACAATTTCTTGAGAGTTTCCTGAAAACCATATCTCTCTGGCTTAATACAAGATTTCCTGGCTTTATAGGGCTTTAAATAAGCATCTGGATATAGGAAGACCAGAACGCCCTGAAAGTGTCTAAAAAGGGCCTTAGAAGCCGTTTTAGAAGGTACTCAGAGCCACTCTCTTCCAAATAGCAGTGCCTGGAGGACCACCTTGTACACAGATATATAGATAATTAGTGTCAATACCAAACTGACCGTAATTTCCTCCATCCGAAGAAGTTGAAGGTCCTGATGCAGTTATAATCATTGCTCCATTAAAGGCAAAAGTATTACTTCCAGCACCTGCTGGGTCAAAACTTATGGTTAATGCATCTCCAGCATTAGAATTTTTTCTAATTCTGAATGTATTGCTATTTCTATCTATATGTGTTTCACCAAGTGCAAGATTGCTTGCGCTAATTGCTCCAGTGCTTGTAAGAGTTCCATTTACAGTAACCCCTGGATTACCTGAGCCTTGGAAATTACCTTCAATCAATGAACCAGTCTCATTAGCAATATGTAATCTATGACTTTGTGAATCGGTTGCTCCTGCTTGATAACCTAAGAACAAACTGCTAGAGCCTGATGCTTGATATCCTGCTCTATAACCAAGTGCTGTATTTTTTGTTCCGTTTTGATTAAATTGTAATGTTTGTCTACCAATTGCTGTGTTTTTTTCTACTGTATTTATTGAAGCAACAGGAACACTAAAACCTGAACCAGTTAAAAGACCTGCTGGAGCACTGTCATTATAAATAATTAATGATTGGCCAACGCTAATTCCTGAGCCAGGATTTACAAGAGTAACATTTGTAACTGTTCCACCTGAAACAGTTATATTTGCAGCAGGAAGATTTCCGTAATATGCAAAATTTTCTGTTATTAACTGAACAGTGTTATATGTTCCATCTGTATAATTTGAGCCACCTACAATTGTTCCAAGTGCTGTTACTCCACTACCAGTAAATTGACCAGCACCAGAACCAACATAGGTATTTTCTGCCGAAGAACCAATAAAAGCACCACTGCCATTTCCAACTCCAATATTAGAAGTACCAACTACTAAACCAGCCAAAGCACTTCTTCCAATAGCAGTATTAGCATTACTTACAACAGATTCTAATGCATTATTACCTACTGCTGTATTTGCACCCAAAGTTGTAACTTTATCAAGAGTATTAAATCCAAGTGCCACATTGTTTGTGCCTGTAGTTAAAGAATCTAATGATGATGAATCTGTAAAACGAATATTGCTTGTATTAACTATCTGTGTTCCACTAGGTCCAGTAGCACCTGTTGCTCCTTGGATACCTTGCGGTCCTGTAGGTCCTGTTTCTCCTTGTGGTCCTTGTGGGCCAGTCTCACCTTGGATCCCTTGTGGCCCTTGTGGACCTGCATCACCTTGAATACCTTGTGGCCCTTGAGGTCCAGTTTCTCCTTGAGGCCCTTGAGGTCCTGTCGCACCTGTAGCACCTTGAATACCTTGCTCACCTTGAGGACCTTGAATTCCTTGTTCACCTTGAACACCTTGAGGTCCTTGTGGACCTGTTGGACCTGCTGGGCCTGCTGGTCCTGTTTCTCCTTGAATACCAACTGCACCATTAAGATTTATAGTCCATGATGAATGTGTTTCTCCAACACCTGATGCTGCTGTAACAAGAATTGTTAATTCACCAGTTCCAGAGTTATAACCAGTTACTGTTCCAATCATGTATGAATCAATGTCATGTGCAATGATTGCAGATTGACCAACAGAATAATCTACATTTGTATCAACAACAACAATTGAAAATGTTCCATTCTTTGCAACAATTGTTTCTGTTTCTGTTGATGTTGTGTGGTAATGGTCTCCATCTGCACCTGCAGCACCTGTGGCACCAGTTGCACCAGTTAATCCTTGTATACCTTGAGGGCCTTGTTCTCCCTGAATGCCTTGCGGACCTTGTGGACCCATAGGACCTTGTGGCCCTGTTTCACCAGCAGGTCCTTGTGGACCAGTGGCTCCAGTTGCTCCTGTTGCACCAGTTGCTCCTGTTTCACCTGTAGGTCCTTGTGCACCTGTAGGACCTTGTGGGCCTGTTGCTCCTG